GTTTCCCAGTCACGATCAATGCGGAGGGTATTAGGACCTACTTTAAGTAGACTAAACTCTGAGTTCTTAACTCCACTAATTGTTCGTAGCTTTAAGATTCTATTGAGAGAAGGTAGGTTACGACCTCTTCCACCAATATTACAACAAGCAGGTTTAAATGTAGATATTAAATTTGTTAATCAGTTATCTCGTTCTCAGCAAATTGATGATGTTACAAACATCCAAGGTTGGGTACAGGATATGGCTGGATTAGCTCAAGTTAAACCAGAGGTATTAGATTACATTGATGCTGACGGTATTGCTAAGCACACAGCAAAATTAAGAGGTGTGCCTGAAATAGCAGTAGCTAATGATCAAGAAGTGGCAGCTTTAAGGGAACAAAGAGCTCAACAACAACAAGCAGCTCAAGCTTTAGAAGCAGGAGTTAAAGCAGCTGATATAGCATCAAAAACAGAGGGTTTAGATGAAGTATAAAAATAAATTACGCAACTACAAACAAGCGGCGGATATTATTTTTAATTCAGATTCTGGAAAGGAAGTATTGGCATACTTGAAAGAAGAATATGTTGATCCCAGTGTATTAAGTGAAAATTCCGACGAGACTATGTATCGTCTAGGGCAAAAAGAATTAGTTCAAAAATTGATCTTTTTTGTTAAGGACGAAGCTATTCTAGATGAATTAATTGTTAAATCGTATACTGACTAAAGAGGTTAACTATGAGTGACGAAATGCAAAATACAGATCAATCTACGGAAGAGGCAGTAGAACAACAATCTGTTTCTTTCCAAGATTCCTTATCTGACGAACTAAAAGCAGATCCTAGTTTACAGGATTTTAAAGACGTAGAATCTTTAGCTAAGAGTTATGTGAGTGCTCAGAGAATGCTGGGTAATTCTATTAGAATACCTGGTGAAGATGCTGGCGAAGAAGCTAGAGATGCGTTCTACGAAAAGCTTCAAGAAGTACCAGGAGTTGCTAAACTCCCAGATCTAGATGACGCAGATGAAAGGAATAATTTTTACAATAAATTAGGTCGTCCTGAACAAGCAGATGGATACAAGTACGATATTCCTGAGGGATTAGATACTGATCCGGATCAACTAGGTTCTTTCTCACAAATAGCTCATGAGATTGGGTTAACTAAAGAACAAGCTAATAAACTAGTTGGGTTTGAAATTCAGAGACAACAACAAGTTAATGATCAATATCTATCCGCACGAGATAATGCTGAAGAAGCCTTACGAGAAAAGTGGGGAGCAGATTTTGATACAAGATTACAAGGCGCTAAGGCTGCTAGAGATATGTATGCTCAGCAGAACCCAGCAGCTATGGAACAAATTATAAACAGTGAACTAGGAAATAATCCTGTCATTGTTGAACTATTTTCTCAAGCGTATGTTAATATGCAAGAGGAAGGCCATGTAGGAGCTACAAGCAATTTGAAATACGGCATTACTCCTGAAGAAGCTCTAGAACAAATTCAGGAAATTCGCGATAATAGTGCCCATGCATTTCATCATGCAGAAGACCCTGGCCACACTGCGGCTGTAGAAAAGATGAAGAGACTCTACAGTTCTGCGTATCATGACGAAGGGTAGCGGTAACGTCCTTCGTAAGATAGAAAATGTTAATGAGTCCACTCTGTGGGCAGCTCAAGACACATATATTCTTCTGTTTTTTTAACAATGAGGATACATTATGTCTATTGAAGTCAATAAGGCTTTTGTCCAACAATTTAAAGACAATCTTATACACCTTGCGCAACAAAAAGGCAGTCGTCTTTTGCGTACGGTAATGAGTGAAAAAGTTGTTGGTAAGAGTCATCATTTCGATCGATTAGGTGCTACCTCCGCTGTTAAGCGTACTACGCGTCATGGGGATACCCCTTTGATCGATACGCCTCACAGCCGTAGACGTGTCACTATGGACGACTACGAATGGGCAGACCTAATTGATAAACAAGATAAAGTACGTATGCTTATTAGCCCAGAATCTGATTATGCTCGAGCTGGTTCCAACGCTTTGGGACGAACTCTTGATGATCTAATCATCGAAGCAGCTACAGGTAACTCTGTATCTGTTGACGCTTCTGATTCTGCTTCTAACGTAGCACTACCTTCAACCCAAATTGTGGATGAAGATTTTGGTACTGCAGATAGTAACTTAACGTTGGCTAAAATCATCGAAGCTTCAAAAATCTTAAATGGTAATGAAGTAGGTGATGGCGAAAAACGCTATTTTATCTTTAATTCAGATGCTCAAGCAAACTTATTGAACGACACTACTCTTTCAAGCGCTGATTACAACAGTATTAAAGTGCTAATGAGAGGTGAAGTGGATACGTTCATGGGTTTTGAGTTCGTACGAAGCGAACGATTGGAAGGTACTGCTGACGGTACTGATACTGCTCCTATCAAATGCTTAGCCTATGTTAAATCAGGTATAGGTGTTGGTATGGGTGCAGATATCTCTGCTCGAATCAGTGAACGTGACGACAAATCTTACGCTACACAAGTATACGCTAGCATGACTGCTGGTGCTGTCCGTGTAGAGGAAGAGAAAGTTGTTTCAATCGAATGTGTTCAATCCTAATTGAGAGGTAATTAATCATGGCAGGTGAAACCAGTAAAACAACTGCATTGACTAACGCTCAAGCGTCTCCTCCAATTAACAGAGAGGCACGTTTGAACCGAGGTCGTGTACGAGAAGGTTCAGACCTTCACGCTTTTACAACTGGCCAATTAGAGGCTGCTGATGTTCTTTTAACGAATATCGATATCCCTTCTAATGCCATTGTTCGTGAAGTTTTGATGTACAATGATGATCTAGATAGTAATGCTACTCCTACTTTAACCTTCGATATCGGCGTTGCCGCTGGAGAAGATTTTACGAGTACAACTTCTAGTTCAGACACCAAACACTCTGAGGATGACGTCCTAGACGCCGACCTTTTTGTAGATGGTGATACAACTGCACAAGCCGCTACTACCAAGTATACTAGTCTGGCTCTTGACTCAGCTACTGCTGGTCCAGATGATGCTGACAAGCCTATTTGGGAAAAACTCGGCTATGATAATGATCCTTTAACGAAATTTCGCATAGTAGTTACTACTTCTGCTGCTGCTGCAACAGCTGCTGCAGGCGATGTATCGTTACTGGTACGTTATACAGTTGATTAACAGGTGAGGGGATTCTCCCCTCCCTTTTATAGGAATTATTATGGCAAGTGATACACAAATTTGTAATTTAGCTTTATTAAGATTAGGGGCAGCTAGTATAACTAGTTTAACTGACAATACTCCAGAAGCTAAATTATGCAATATACTATTTGATGATATGGTAGACGAAGTAATAATGGAAGGCTCATGGTCTTCAACGATAAAACGTGTTGCTTTAGTCAAGACCACAAATACCCCGGCTTATGGATTTACAGATGAATTTCAATTACCAACTAGTCCATTTTGCTTAAAAGTTTTAGAGATTAACGAGGCTACTACAGGTACATATGATTTTAGGATAGAAGGCGATAAGCTATTAGCTAACGTCAGCACTGTCTCTATCAAGTACGTAGCTAGATTAACTAATACAGGTGAATTTGATCCAATGCTTAAAAGAGCGATAGTCTCTAGATTAGCTGCTGAACTGGCTTATCCAATTACAGGAAGTCAATCAGTAACTAAAGATATGTTTGCCCTTTATAAGCAGCATGTCCAAGAAGGATTAGCGATAGATGGTACTCAGGGTTCAGGAGACCAGACTATTACACCAGATTTACATGAGGTACGATAATGCCTAAAAAAATTCTAGAACAGCTATCGTTTAATGCTGGCGAATTATCTCCTAGACTTTACAGTCGATCAGATGTAGGAAAATACGATAACGGTTTATCTACAGCTACTAACTGTAAGGTCACTCCCCATGGTCCAGTGATACGAAGGCAAGGCACACAATATGTTGCTGAGGTAGAAAACTCCGACGATATTACTAGATTGGCTAGATTCCAGTTGAATGAGTCTACTGCAATAATTTTATCGTTTGGCGATGAAACTCTTAGATTCTACACTAATAGAGGCATTATTCAACAGCCAACTATTAGTCTCGCTAATACTACTTTTGATTCCGATATAACTAGTTGGACTGATGTATCTACAGGCACAGGCTCTATATCTTGGAATGCTGGTAATCAGTCAATGAATCTAGTTGGTACAGATGGCAGTAATGTTGGGGCAGCTCAACAATCTGAGAACACTGTCAGACGAGGTATTTGGAAGGTCACATTAGATGTAGTAGGCAGTGTTACACTAGATATTTCAGATACATCCGGAGGAAGTGGAACATATGGATCACTTGCATTCTCTGCTGGAACCGGACAAACTGCTGAATTTAATTTAACGAAGAACGAAGATACGCTTTGGTTTATCTTTAGAAGCGAAACCACATCTGAGGTAGATAATATCGTAATTGAGCCAGTAGCTCATCAAATAGCAACACCGTATTCTTCATCGGAAGTAGCAGACATTACTTATACACAATCTGGAAATAGTGTATATATAGCGCATCCAGATTATGAACCTAGGGTATTAACTAGAACTGCAGATGATAATTGGGATATAGGTACACTAGGAGCACTACCTACACCTACATATGAAGCTGGTAAGACCTCTGCTACTATCGATCTAACCTTAGGTGCTACTACAGGTCTGGGAATAACATGTACAGCTGGTAGCGCACTATTTTTACTTTCCGATGTAGGAAGACAAATAGTTAACTTAGATGGTCCTGGTAGAGCATCTATAATTGATTTTACTACCGCTACAAGTGTTACAGTTGATATAGTAGAAGATTTTGATAGGACTAGTATAGATAGCGCCGATTGGCGAATTGACTTAAGTCCAGTAGCGGATTTAGAACCTAGTGGGACAGTTGTGGGATCTATCATACGACTAGATGCTAAGCATCCATCAGGTAGTTTAGATGACGCTAAGACTATTACAGGCATTACTAATGCTAATCCTGGGGTTGTTACTACTTCTGCTGCTCATGGCTATATCGATGGAGATACAGTTAGAATTGATGAAGTGGTGGGGATGACTCAACTAAATGGTCAAACATTCGTAGTGGATAATAAAACTAGCACAACTTTTCAATTATTTGCAGAAAATACAACTTCATATCCTACATATGCATCTGGAGGAAAATCTAGATTAGTTCTTACTGATACCGAACTAGACACTTTCAAGTCAGAAGATGTCGGTAAATTCATACTAATTAATGGTGGTGTAGTTGAGATTACCAAATTTGTAGACGCTACCGAAGTTGAGGGTGAAGTATTAAAATCATTAAACAGTAAAGATAGAAGCGGTAACTGGTCCATGGAAGTAGATACTTGGGATGCTACAAGAGGATTTCCTAGAGCTGTTGGAATATTTGAAGAACGGCTAATATTTGGAGGAACAACAGCACAGCCTGAAACAGTTTGGATGTCTGAAACTGGTATATTTACAGGATTCGGAGTAGGTCCAGATGATGAAGATTCTATTCAAATAGATCTAGGATCTTCATACACCAATGAGATTAATTGGATAGCTGTGGGGAAAGATTTGATTATAGGGACTTCAGGGTCTGAGGTAACAATAGACTCAGGAAATTCCTCTACATCAGGTGTTACTCCGACATCCATTAGACAGCAAATTAGATCCTTTATTGGTGGAGATCAACAGCAAACAGTGGCTGTTGGACATGAAACGATCTTCATCCAGAATGCTGGAAGAAAACTTAGAAGTTTTAGGTTTGATTTTAATATTGATGGATATATAAGTGAAGATTTACTATTCTTGGCAGAGCACATGTCTGAGATAGGTATTAAGGAAATAGCGTATTCACAAGACCCAGATTCTCAAATATATGCAGTCTTAAACGATGGCGATATGTTAGTAGGAACTTACGTTCGAGAACAAGAGGTAATCGGTTGGACAAGATTTACTACAGACGGATCATTTGAAAGTGTTCAATCTATTACTGAAGGCGCTAATGATGAAGTATATGTTATCGTCAACAGAACTATTGATGGAGCAACTAAGAGATATATCGAAGTATTTGATACTGAAGATGGTACTGATAGACTAGATGGATTCAGTGATTCATTTCTCACCTATTCGGCTCCAAAAACTATTACAGGAGCAACCCAAGCAGATCCGGTGGTTATTACTGCTACAGCGCATGGATACTCAAATGGGGATGACATTAAGATTATAGATGTAGTAGGAATGACAGAATTAAATGGTAAATCATATTTAGTAGCAAATAAAACTGCTAATACATTTGAAATCACTGATTTAGACGGTAATGATATAGATGGTACAGGATTTACTGCTTATTCTTCTGGCGGTGAAGCACATGAATTAGTTGATACTATTAGTGGTCTAGATCACCTAGAAGGAGAAACAGTTCAGATTAAAGCTGACGGAGCCGCACACGCTGATAAGACAGTATCGTCTGGCGCTATTACACTTGATAATTCATCTTATGAGGTTACAGTAGGATTACCCTACACCACTACAATTAAAACTCTAGACCTAGCTTTTGACATAGGTTTTGGCGGTATGCAGGGACAAAGAGCTAGATGGGTAAAACCTCAAATGAGGCTATATCGATCAGATCTGCCTTTAATAAATGGAGAATTTAGACCTACACGAGATACAAATGATGAAATGGATGAAGCAGTAGATCTAACATCCGGCATTGTCTGTTACGGGAATTTAGCGTGGAGCAATAGTTCAAGCCTAACTATTACTGAATCAGATCCACTTCCACTCGTAATTACAGGAATATTTGGCACAATAGATTCAGGAGTTAAATAATGGGCCCAGGAATTATAACAGGATTATTTAGAACAATACCTACCCTAATGGGATTAAGTGAAGGTAGGCAAAGAGCAGCACAAGGCGCTCAATTAGCTGTACAAGGAGCTAATATACAAGCTCAATCCTTCAGAACATCTGCTGCTTCAACGTTAGCAGCAGCTAATTATAATATACAAATTCAAGAATTAAATTTAGATAGGCAGTTAGATTCGTTATCCAGAGAGATAGGCAGCTTTGTAGGTACACAAAAAGTAGCTACAGCAGCTACAGGACTTGATATAGGTTCTAAATCATTCTTAGCTGTTATGGACGATACACTAACAACCTTTGAAAGTAATGTTCTAGATTTGAGAAATTCAGCTCTTCACCAAAGAGAGTCTACATTATTTGAAGCTAGATCTAGAGCAGTAGAACTTGAAAATCAAGCTAGAATTGCAATATTTAATGGTCAAGTAGCAGCTTGGCAAGCACAGCAAAGTAGCAGCAGCGGTGGATTCGGATCTATTCTTGGAATAGCAGGATCTATATTCGGCGGTTTATTTGGCTAGGAGAAATATAAATGCCTAAAATTAAAAGACCTTCAAAACTTACTATACCTGTATCAGGAGAGGTTAACATCAATGCAGCTGCGAATGCAGCACTGGCAGGAGTAGGTTTAGGAGAAACAGTGTCTAGAGCGGGGCGATCTCTAATCAACCAGGGATTATCACAAGTTAGTTCAGCTCAAAACCAACTATTTAGTCAAGGACTTCAGGGATTAAAGCAAGGGTTTGCTGGATTAGCTAAAGCTGACAATGCTTTTAAAACATCACTACTGACGAAGAAATTGAATGAAGCTTCTTTAGAACTGAGTAATGGAGTTGATGCTCGTTACAGACAAACAGTAGATGAAAAAGGTAATCCTACGTTTCATTCTTTACAAGATGATATAGGAAATTTAGGAAAAGATATTCAGAATCGAATCAGTTCTAATATTACTGATCCAGAGGTTCGAAGAAGATTCGAGGATAGGTTCTCAAGTTCTGTAGTTAATCAGCAAATATTATCTATAAAAGAACAGCGTAGACAGCAACTTGAATTTACTAAAAATAACATCGATTCTGGTATTGATGGAATTATTTCACAAGCATCCAAGGATGATTCAGCTAATTTAAAGCTGTATATCAGTAGAGCGGAACAAATTATCAAAGCAGCGGTAGATAGTGGAGTGTATACTCAGAAACAAGCTAATGCTGTAATTGCGTCTACAAGAAGAAAGATTATGGCTTCTCAATATGGAAATCTCATTGATACAAATCCAGAGCAAGCTAAAAGCATTTTAAAGAGTAAATCTCCGGAAGAATTAGGAATTGATAAAAAACTGCACAGGCAACTGACAGATCAAGCAAATGCATCTTCCAGAGATGCTGCTTCCAGGGCTGCTATTCAGCAGACAGAAGCTAGTACAATGGAAGAAGAGCAGCAGAATATGATTGAATCTGAGCTTCGTCTCAGTATGAAGCAAGGTACGGCTGGAGAGAAAGAAATTATTCGTGCTGAGCAAAACGGTAAGCTTAGAAAATTACAATCTCTTAGATTGCAACTAGAAAATAAAAAATTAACTAAGAGTAAACTAGATCAAGCTATTACAAATGAAAAAATAAGTATAGCTGTGAAAGACGGTAAACCTCTTAATGAATTTACACAATCGCAGGTAGATAAACACTATAGTCGTAGAATAGCTTCGGTAAGTAGAGCAGGTGTAGCGCCTACTATAGAGCAAAAAGCTGGGATTGCAGCTCAGTATTTAGCTAAGGTAAAGCCCTTACAGAAAGAAATAGCTTTCTCTTTAAAATTTGGAGATACTAGATCTGCTATATCAGCTGCTAAAGCATATAGCTTCCTTAAATCTGAGCAACCGGTTACATTGGATGGGCTAGATAAACAGACACAAGCTATAGCTGCGGCAACTAAATCATTTCTAGATAATACTACTCTTAGTGAGCGTGAGGCTTTAAATAAAGCACGTCAATTAGTACTAGAAAAAGATGATGTTGTTATTCAAGAAAGAAGAAAAGAATTTGATAGAGTAGAAGACTTTAGTGCAGAAGAAATTGACAGTACAATTAAATCTATGTATGATGGAGACGGATTCTTCGGTAGTAAGTCTATAGATCCTGAAGATATACGTAAAATCAAAACTCTTTTGCAATCAGCTTATCTAGAAACAGGTGATGTAGAAGCAGCTAAGAATATGGTTAAAGGTCAAATTAGCTCTATCTTCGGTCCTTCTGAATTTAATGAGAAACCAGGAATATTTGATGACGAAGAAAAACTTATGTTTCTTCCTCCAGAAAAAGCTTTTCCAGGAACTCCGGTAGAAGCTCTTAAAGCTGATCTTATTGAATCGGTTACTCCATTTTTACCTGAAGGTGTAGATCCTGAAGATGTACAGATACAGAGTGATGAAGTAACTAGAGATCCAGGTCGTCCAATTAGCTATGGACTATATACTCTTGACGAGAATGGAAATAAAGTGCCTTTGCTTGGTGATGACGATATGCAACTTAGATGGGCTCCTGATGTCATAGGTGCTGCTGCAGCGCAACTAGAAGAAGTTGAGGAAGCTAAGTCACCTATTGAGGAAGCCAGAATAGAAAGAGCAGGAATAGCGGAAACAGCCCGTAGAGAGGCTATATTGCTTCGAGAGGGCATCAGACTACCTGGGTTTGCTTCAAAGTTAATAGAGCGAAGAGCGAAACGAGAGACAAGAGAAGGGTTTGAAGCCAGTGCTACTGGTAGACGTGCTCTTGAAGATGATAAAGGTCCAATTACTCCTGAGAGAAATGTATCAAAAGATAAGCCTCTTCCAGGACTTGAGGACAGTGGCACTACTGATGGAAGTTTAGAAACTGCTAAGGAACTAAAACCAAATAAAGTAGTGGCTGTAGATCCTGTTACAGATATGAAAGTTGTAGCATCTCCAGCTCTCCAAAGAACGATTAATGTAAAAGAGACTAACAGTCACTTCAAGCTGGCTAAATCATTTTTAGGCACTGGTGAAAGGACACATACAAAGATCCTTCAACGATTCTTCAAAGCCTCCTTAGGAAAAAATATTAATCCTAAACATATACCATGGTGTGCCGCATTTGTTAATAGTGTGATGCAAGCTGGTGGTGTTAAAGGAACAGGTAGTTTAGCTGCTAGATCATTCTTAAATTGGGGAACTCCTACTACTAAACCTGAAGTAGGTGATATAGTAGTGCTGTCTCGAGGCAATAATCCACAACAAGGTCATGTTGGTTTTTATGCTGGCAGAGATAAGTCTGGAAATATTAAGGTACTAGGCGGTAATCAGAAGAATAAGGTTATCTTTAAATCATATGATAAAGATAGATTGTTAGGATTTAGAAAAGCACCTAAGTCATCTACTATTAGAAATACTTATAAGAGAGGCGAATAATGCCAATTATCACAAGAAGTAAATTTCTGAAAGATTCAACATCCGCTGAAGATGTATTTACTAGAAGTTCTGAGGAACCGGTACCTAATGCACAAGTTAAGCCGATTCAACCCAGAAAGAAACCTTCGTATGGAGAGACTCTTAAGGCTGCTTTTACTCAGGAAAATATCTTTGGTTCTATTGCGGCGTTTGGTCCACCTGATAGAGTGATTAAGGATCCAAATTATGATCCATTTTTACAGGTAGAAGGTACTAAGTACGAGAAACAAGCAGATAAATTTATTTATGCTGATAGTCCAGAAGAAGTAGATAGAATTAAATCTCAACTAGATACAGAACAAAAGAATAAGCAGATACTAGCTAATTCTGGATGGCTTGGAACAGTTTCTGTTATGGCAGCTAGTGTTTTAGATCCTACTATATTGATTCCAGGTACTGCTGGTATTAAAGCTATTAAAGGTGTAGATACTGCTAGGAGACTTGGAAACATAGCTAGAGGAGCTGGATCAGGAGCGGGATTAGGTAGTACAGCTATAGGTATACAGGAATCTATTCTGCACGATACTCAACTATCTAGAACAGGTAAAGAAAGCATGCTTAATATGTTCTTTGCTTCTGCTATAGGTGGACTTTTAGGAGGAACTGTAGGAGCAATCTCTAAAGGTATACGTAAATCTGGTGAAGAATCTCTTAAGACTATTGATAATAATATTGCTCCTAAAGTCCGATTAGACTCAGAGAATCCAGGTGTCAGTAGAAAGAGCCTTAGTGCAGCCTCACGAACAATAGAGGATGAATTGTTCGAAGAAGGTATAGCATTCAATACAGGTCAAGCTATAAATGAAATTCATGAATTGCGAAGAATAATTTCTAGTATTGATGATCCTAAGAATCCTACAAGAGTGGCAGCGAAAACTAAATTAGATAAAAAACTTGCTACATTCAAACGTAGGCAAAAAATAGGTGAAGCAGCTTTCAAACAACTAAGTTCTCCTATTGAAGGCTTAAGGTCAATTAAGATTAGAGGTCTTACAAGCGAATTTCCTACTATGCGACGAGTAACAAATCAATTATTCGAAAGCGAGTTTGTGACTGGAAAAGGACTGAAGGGAATTGTTGATGAGCCCGTGGAAACAAAGATTAAAATAGCTCATGCTCAAGTAATTCAACTAAGAAAAAATATTGCTAAGTCATACAGTGAATATAAGAGTAAGCTAGAACCCGGTAGAACTAAGATGTCTTACTCGGAATTCAATCGTCGGATTGGAGCAGCTATGAATAAAGGTGATGTGGATAGCATACCACAGATACAAAAGATTTCCCAAGATTTAAGAAAATCTATAAACAAAAGTCTTAAGGAAATGCAGGAGCTAGAAATTCTTCCAGAAAAACTGGATATTAAAGGAGCTGCTAGTTATTTTCCTCGTAAGTATAATATAGCTAAGATTGTAAGAGAACGTGATCTATTTGAGAATATTCTTATTGACCATTTTCAGCAAGGTTCTAATCTACATAAGCCGTTAGATTCTGCTGCCGCTCAGTTAAAAGCTGAAGAGGTGGTAGATAATATACTAGGCAGAGGAGATAGACAGCTGGCTTTTGATAGTATGGTCGATGATTTTATATCTTCAAAAGGAGGTAAGTTTACCAAAGCTAGAGTTTTAGATGTTCCTTACGAAAAACTAGAACCTTGGCTTGATCTTCAAGCGGATAATACGATAAGCAGTTATATGGTCAAAGCAGCTAGCCTTGTAGAATCTAAGAAGATGCTTAGAAGGGCTGGAGCAGAAAGTGTACTAGATCTTAAGCGAGATATGAAAGTAGAGCTCGATGAACTGATAAAAGCTAATCCAAAACGAAGAATAGCTCTAAACAAATCTTTCGAAAAAGACTTAAAATTACTAGATGAATTTATAGGTGTAGCAACAGGATCTCTTAGAAAGACCATCAAAAATCAAAAGGTTGCTGAAGGATTGAGAACTTTAAGATTATATCAAACTCTTAATAAACTTGGTGGAGTACTCATTACATCATTTGCAGAATTAGGTATGGCTCCTTTTAGGCAAGGATTCATGAGATCTATTACTGATGGATACCTACCATTTATACGTAACTTTAGAAAAGCCAAGATGAGTGCTGATCAGCTTAAAGATTTTGGACATGCGCTTGAGCTAGAACAAAACTCTATTCTCCGATCAATGCAAGAAGGTGATATAGGGTACGGACTTGACAGAAGTAATTATGCCAGATTTTCTGAAAAAGTAGGTGACTTTTTTGGTAAAGTATCGGGGTTAAGTGGATGGACTGTATTAGGAAAAAGAGTTGCGGGAAATGTTTCCAGTGCAAGAATTATTCGATTAATGCGTAAATTTTCTGCAGATGGAAAAATAAAAGATAAGGATATAAGATATCTTTCTAGTATAGGCATAGGAAAGAATATGTATTCACGGATACATTCTCAGTTTAAGCGATTTGGTGACTCTGATAGTGGAAGTTTTACAGGAAATTTCCATAAGTGGAGCGATACAGAAGCAGCTGAAACTTTCGCATCTGGAATTGTTAGGGATGTAGAATCTGTAATCATTACTCCAGGAAGAGGAGATATTCCTCTAGCTATTCAGAAAAATGATTTACTTAAGAACGTATTTCAGTTTAGATCATTCTCTGCATCAGCCACTAACAAAATATTCTTAGCAGGAATACAGAAAATGTCTTTAGGTGAACTTTCTATTCCTATTGCAGCGCACCATCTAGTAATTTCTGGATATTTAGTGTATGCGACAAAACAAATGCTTAAAGATAAAGAAGTTAAGACAGACTTTAGAACAGTTTATATGGAAGGCATCACTAGATCTGGTATGCTAGGATTAATGTTTGATTATATTCATCAATTAAATCCGTGGGTGAAGTCTACTAGATTTGCTGCCTTACAGAGTTGGCAAAGTTTACTGGGTCCTTCGGCCAGTATGGCACAAGAGATATATACTGGGTCAACAGCTTTTAATGATGGTAGACTTACTAGCACTGAAGCTAGAAAATTAATCAGTTTACTTCCATTTCAAAATTTATTTTATTTGCGTGCAATATTTGATAGATTAGCACCACCCAAGAAAAAACGTAAGAGGAAACGACAATGACCGTAGCGTCTAATAACAATAAAAACACATATACAGGTGATGACTCTACCACGGTATTCGCGTACTCATTTAAGATATTTGCTCAAGGAGATATCTTAGTGAGATTACGAAACACTACTACTGGTACCATTACCACACAAACTATTACTACTCATTACACTGTTTCTGGAGCTGGTGATGCATCTGGAGGAAATATAACCTTTGTTACAGCACCTACGTCTAGTGAGCAAGTAATATTAACTAGAAATCAAGGATTCCTCCAATCTACTGATTATATAGAAAATGACACCTTTCCAGCTTCATCTCATGAGGATGCTCTGGATGAGTTGACTATGAATGATCAGCAAATTAAGGAAGCACTGGATAGATGTATTTCAGCAGACCCTGTCTCTACATTCTCAGGAAATATTCCTCTATTAACTGCTGACGCATTTCTAAGAATTAACTCAGACGGTGATGGAGTAGAGGCGGTCACGCTTTCTACTACTGCCGGATTAGGCAGCGTGGTGGAGGATCTTACACCGCAACTAGGGGGTGACTTAGATGCTAATGGAAAATCCATACAATTTGATGATGCAACCGGTATTGAAGATGATTCAGGTAACGAGCAATTGTTGTTTCAAAAAACTTCTTCTGCTGTAAACTTTGTAGAAGTTACAAATTCTGCTACAGGATCTGATCCATCTATTACAGCAGCAGGTGACGACACTAATGTAGGCATTACTATCGATGCTAAAGGAACCGGTTCAGTTACATTAGGAAGTGCTGATGCTACCGTAGCTGTAGCTTCATCAATGACAGTTATAGATGAAATACAACATGCTGGTGATACAGATAATAAGATCGGATTTACTACCGATACTCAAACTTATACTACCGGCGGTTCATCTAGAATGGATATAACAGATAGTGGTGTGCGATTAGGTGGAGCGAATTCACGAGTAACTACTATATTGGATGAAGATACTATGTCGTCTGACAGCGCTACTGCGTTGGCGACTCAGCAAAGTATTAAATCTTACGTAGATAGCAATACTGGAGGTGCATTAGTTCAAATAAATAGAACTTTAGTATCAGCTGCCACCGGAACTACTACTATTCCTGATGATGACACCTCGCCAACTAATTCGGAAGGTACGGAGATATCATCTCTCGCTATCACGCCAGGATCTACTGACAATAAAGTACGTGTAACCGCATCTCTAAATATAGGAAATTCAGCTAATGTATATACTGTAGTAACAGTATTTAGAGATAGTACACTTATAGGGACATATGTTAATAAAGATGCTGCCGATGAACATACGCTTATAACTATTCGACTTGTAGATACACCAGCTACTGTCAGCTCTACTACCTACAGTATACGCATGGGTACCACCGCATCAGGAACTTGGAGAGTAGGGCAACGCGAGGTAGCTCGATATAATGGCACTATGGCTACGTTTGCACAAGACTTTTCTGTAGAGGAGATAATAGTATGACACATTTAGTAGAAGCGTTAGCAGATAAATATCCTGGCCTAGAATTTGCATTGAATGCTGATAATGAAATTATAGATTGGAGATCTAAGGACGTTAAAAAGCCCAGTAAAACAGCATGCAAGAAGATACTTAAAGAATATATTAAAGCTAATCAATATAAAAAGGATCGGAAAGCGGCGTATCCTTCTATAGAAGATCAATTAGATAAAATATATCATGAAGGCGTATCTGAATGGCGTAAAAGTATTTCAAAGATTAAGGATAAATATCCTAAAGCAGATAAGGATGAATAATGGAACATCTAACAGTATTAATTGGAACAGCGATGCCGATATTGATGGCATGGATAGGGTCTATTGAATGGAGACTAAGAACTATGGCGAATGAATTTAAGAATATACCTACTAGAAATGAGGTAGCTGAACAGATCATGGTTCGGCAAGAAGCAGTAAAGCAGGCCCAAAAGGACCTGCAAGAAGATGTAAGACGATTAGAAACAAAGATAGATAAACTACTTGAGTTTCAACGCTCGTAATCTTTTCTTCATTTCTTGCGGAGGAATGTATACATCATGCCCCGTAAGCACTGAGTAAAGCTCGCTTCCAGTGAGGTATTTACCAGCGATCTTCCTAATTAAATTGCCTACCAATAGTAGGTGGTTCGACAGCTGTTTTCGACATTTCTTCTCCATATCCTGCCCTCTATCAGTCTTTCCCTTATATTTCAAGCAACGAGTAGTCAACTTTCCGTACGCGCTCGAATGATGCAGCATCACATATCCATAGTCTGTTCCTATAACCTCGTGACCAGCTAGAGCTATAAGGCCGTGAGCACTGTACACTGGTCCCTCAATAATTGTCACTACCTTAGCTTTAGTAGCTGCTATAGCTTGTAGAATGGCTATCATTCCAGATATATATCCACCATTACCCTGCATATGAAAAACAAAAGTTGTAGATGACTTTGCTGTCATTAACGCATGTCTCAAGTCTAAGTATAAATCAGGTGTTCCAATATCCCTTCCTAAATATACATCACATGTCAAAGCCAGAGTTCCTTTACATTTAATTATAGGTTTAGGCCTATTGTATTGTGTTACGTACGCTTCTTTGGGCTGCGTCCTAGGAGCTTCTTTAGGTACAATAACTGGCCTAGTATCACCTCCACCAAACGATAGTAGCGGCAATATTAATAATAGAGATGATATTAAAATTCGCATAGTTGTTCCTCATTTAAAAATTTTAATGATTTAGGACATAAATATCTGACTGCTTTCCCTAAAGATTCAGCATATCTAATTTCTTCCTGAACTCCTACAGATTCCCTCCATCCCGGCATAACCACTACCCACACTTCCTCAGATAGAGATACAAACTCCTTATCAAATTTTTCCCAGTAGTCAAAGCCACCAGAGTTGACTTTGGAATACTTAACTACAGCCACAGATTGAGTAATAGGAGCAAACAAAATAACGCCCTTGTCTATCAACCTACCTGCAATATTAGTAATTTGCCTATACCTCACAAGCTCTATATCAGGATTGCTATGAGAATAAGGACTCGCTAAATATATCATTGTACCTTCCCGAGCTTTCCGCTCTTCATTATTGTAGCTTTACCAGCTTCTCTACGACAATCCCTGCAGTAGAATTTTTGTTTAGGAAGCGTATATCTATTATCAGTACCGTTTTTATAGATATTAGTTCCTCCACAGTGCCTACATCTCAAGTAGTTACCGTCTTGATTACCTAAAAATGTAGCCATATTAAGTCTAGGTTTGACATAAGGAGCTATGTCTCCGAATAAAGTTCGCGTGTGCTCTACATCAGTTTCGCAATAATCACACATTTTCTTATATTTAGATGAGTCTGTCTGCTCAACGATATGTATC